GCTAAAAACCGATGATGGGGAAATTTTATATTAACCCAACATCAGCCAAACCCCCCGTAGACGTCAAGGATCGGAGGGGGGTTTGGCGGCAACATATACTACTCTTGTCAGTATATGCATTTAGTGACTGGAAACGAGGCAACGAAGAAAAAACATGTGTATATCACCAAATAACATAAGCGAAGTTGGCCTTGTTGCCTGTCACAAATGCTGGCAATGCAGGGAAAACAAAGTAAATGATTATGTTGGTAGATGCATTGCCGAAAGTCACCATAGTGACGAAACACTGAGTATAACGTTGACATACGGAGACGGAGATACGCCAGAAAGCGCAACATTAGTTTATAAACATTATCAGCTCTTTATGAAAAGCCTGAGAAACGAAGGCTATAAAGTACGATATATCGTAGCAGGTGAATATGGATCAACTAAGGGACGCGCACATTGGCACGCAATACTTTTTTTTAAAGGTAAAGTGCCAAAAAACATTGAATACGATAAGCGTATTCATTGGAAACATTGGTGGCATACTGAAACTAAAACACCAAGAGGATATGTTTATATCGAAAAACCATCATATAAATCATATCGATACGTCATGAAGTATATTTTAAAAGATACACAACTTGACGTACAAAATGGACATTTTGCATTAAGTAAAAAACCACCACTCGGCGACCAATATTTTAAGGAACTGGCAAAAAAATATGTTGATAGTGGACTTGCACCACAAACATTTATGTATTCATTCGATAACGAATTTGATGGTCAAGGAAACCGTCGTGAATTTATGATACAAGGAAAAACACGCGAAAATTTCTGTAGATATTATCTGCATGAATGGCTTGACCAATACGCTTTTACATATAGAAAAATGCCACAATCAGACATTATTGAAGAATATGAAGATAAGCTAGTATCTGAACATATTATACAATCATGGCAAACACTTCTTAATACTATGCAAAACAAAAACCCAAGATGGGATGCACCGAAAATAGTAAACTATGACGATGAACATATAGTTTTAAAATCACTAGAAAACGAATGGAATTTATTATGGCTCGTTCCCGAACCAAAAGAAGTAGAAATACAACCCAATTAACTGCACCACGAAGTGCTGCAGTTAATCGAAATTTAGTAAAACAAATTTTAGGACGTTGGAGAACACAAAGAAAAGCACCAATTACCCTGCCCTCAATGCCTAACTTGTCAGTAGATGCAGTTCCGTCTGCGATTACGGCAAGTCCGCTGGTACAGCGGACAGGGCGAAATAGATCTAAACAGCCTGAAAAACAATCAGTCGATAAAATCGCGCGTCGTGAAAAGATCTGTAAACAACGCCCAGATAGTAAAAAGGCTCAAAAAGGGACAGGTGGAAGCAAAGAATTTGTACCTTGGTGCAAATAAATGCTTGACAAAGCATTAAAAATATCAACAACTACATGTAGGGCAAGAACACAAGAGTCTCAATGTGATCATATTATATATTATCGGCCATTGAGCAGTTTAAGCCCTCTTAACAAAGAGGAGTAAAAATTGCAATTTCTATTAATTAAACAAATCCTAAAACCAATAGTAACAAGATGTGGTACCATGTTGGGTGCATATCTTGCAGGTTTAGGAATTGCCAGCGCGCAGGTCGATAGTATCATTATCGGACTAACAGTCGCATCAGGTGTTGGAATTGACCTTCTCTCTAGGAGGTATGTAAAATGACAACATTAAAAGAATACACATATGCCATGATTGCAGGTATAATTATAGGCATCGCATTATTTAGCCCCTATCTGGGGGTAATATAATGGGATTTTTTAGTTCAATTGGCGGAGCAATAGGATCAATATTTGGACCAGTTGGAACGGCAATCGGTTCCGGATTAGGCGGAGCATTAGACGGTAAAAAAGCAAGAAAAGCGCAAAAACGCACAATTGCTGAACAAAACCGCATTGCAACAATAGCGGCAGAAAACGCAAGTCAACCAGTTATTACAACACAGGAAGTAGACTTTGAGGGAACTGTTAAATCTGCAAGAAATGCAGGTTTTAATCCATTAACAGCTCTACGCGCAACTGGTGGTAATATAACTGGTACAACAACAAGATATGTAGCACCCCTGCTATCTTCAATGCCATCAAGAAATTTTTTAGATATAATGTCAGATGCATATTCTGGATTTCAAAGTTTTGAACGTGATAAAATAAATAAAGAAAAAGAAGGTTTAGAAATGCAATACTTGAGAAATCAAGTTAATAATTCAAATCCTTTAAATAATAATATTCCAACTATTAATAGTGTAGATATTTTATCACCAGTAGCATTAACAAAAAATAAATTATCTAAATTAAATTCACAAAATCCATATCAAATATATGAGGTCGAACAATCACCAGTAAAATTAGATTTCGTACAAACTGATAGAGGTATTGTTGCAGCTGAACAAAAATCAATGTTGCACGTATACGTTGATCCTTGGGGAAGTAAGTGGCGTTTGCCTAGCGAAGAATTAGAAATATCTAATTTGGCTGCTGGTACTGCAATTGTAGCAACTGCAGGAGCAGCTAAGCTTATGCGCGACGCAGGTAATTTTATACAAGATTTGGGAACATCATATCGTGATAAACGATATGACACTGAAGTAAATCTACTGAAAAAATTGCAAGATCAAATGACTATAAAAAATCAACCAGATTATAATAGAACACCAGCTCAACAGAAGTTTTTTGAGTTTATGACACAAAAACGAGAACAATATAAATTGCAATGAAAAATAAAAAACCATGCAAATGCAAGAATTGCCGAAAGCAATATAAACTAAAAAGGAAAGTTAAAAAATGAATGGAATGAATCAAAACAATCTTTTGACGACACCGTTGACGCCAAAGCGATCAACAAGGATTGATCAAAAGACAGTTATTACATCAGGAAACGCAGGTAAAATTATACCTGTGGCATGTATACCACTTCTCCGCGAAGACGGTGTTAAGCGATCAAGAATGCAAATCGCAGTGGAAATGATGGAAACGGCTGAAACTTTATTTAACGGCGTTAACGTGACTGTAAATGCTCACTTAGTACCTAAGTTAGCATTTGATCGTTTTAATGGAATGGACGATTTAAACAGGTCGTACCAAGGCGTACCACGTGAGGATGGCGAAACGCCAATCCCATTTATTGAAACACATACATTCAGCCAAGCTGATAATGAGTTTTATAAAACTTTAGGTATGCACGCACAAGGTTCAGCAACTGTTAACCGCGATTATATCGAGGCATATAATACTGTTGTAAACTTTAGACGAAAAGAGCGTTCATCAAGTTTATCAATGCGAACAATGACAGATACGTCATTAGCACAAGCTTTTTGGAACCATACAACAATGGCACATATTGTGCCTGATTTTGATCAGGCAATAATTGATGGCGAAGTAGCATTAAATGTAATTAACGAAGAAATACCATTACGTTCATCAAGCACGCGAGCATGGACTGATGAAAGTGGCACATATACTGCAAATCAATTACCAGTTGGAGCAACTAATTTTTCACCAACTTTAGTAAATGGTTCTTATGATTGGACAAACAATATTTGGGCTGAATTACAACAAAATGGAATTACAGTATCATTATCAAATATTGAAATGGCTAAAAAGACACAAGCTTTTGCAAAAGCAAGAAGCATGTTTCAAGGCCACGACGACGATTATATAATTGATACATTGATGGCGGGAATTAGAATTCCAGATCAGGCAATGAAGCAACCAATATTATTGGCACAACAACGTACGCAAATGGGTTATCAACAACGTTTTGCATCAGACGCGGCAAATCTTGACGAGTCTGTAACAGTTGGTGGTGCATTGGTTGACATAACAATGCGAACTCCTGCTATAAATACAGGCGGAATAATTGTTGTAACTTGCGAAATAACACCAGAGCAGTTATTTGAGCGTCAAAAAGATCATTACTTACATAATACATCAGTAAGTAATTATCCTGAGTTCACAAGAGATGAACTTGATCCAGAAAAAGTAAGTATTGTCACTAACGATCACATTGATGTGGATCATACAAATCCAAATGCTGTATTTGGTTATGCACCGCTTAACCATGAATACATGCGAAGCGCGCCAAATATTGGCGGTAAATATTACCGACCAGAAGTTGATGCGGCATTTGATGAGGACAGACAAAAAATCTGGGCAAACGAAACGGTTGATCCAGAATTAACAGAGGATTTTTATCTCTGTAACAATGTTCATCACAAAGTATTTGCTGATAGTACATCTGATGCATTTGAAATTACTGCACGCGGTACGTTTGAAATCACAGGAAATACAGTATTCGGCGGAGCGCTAAAAGAAGCAACCGACGATTATGATGAAGTAATGTCTCAAGTTGATCAAACAAGATTAACAAAAGCATAAAAGTCCCCTCCCCTGCCCTGGAGAATAATAATACTCCAGGGCAAAATAACCATATAGGAAAAAAAATGAAACGTTATCAAATTCAAGCCCTCGATGGGTGGAACAAATTAAAGTTAAACGAAACTTTAGAATTTGTTGTCAAAGGCAATAGCCGAACCATACGTGTTGAATTTAATACAAGCGACAAAGTGGCTTTGTATGGATCAAACACAAAAGATTTCAAAGATGAAAAACTTTTAGTTAGCGATGAAGGTCTATTCACGCTGATAACATCTATCTCAAGCACACTTTATGTAAGGGCAGTTGCCAAGGATAAGAGTGCATCAATAACATACAAAAATCGTGCGTCAGACCACATTGTGGAAAAAATGTCTGACGTTAAGTTTACTGGTCTTGAGATGCGTAGAACTCGTAACCCAGAAATGGAACGATTAATGCATATGGTAAAAACAGCACAATCAGAAAGAGAGCAAATTCTCTTAGCTGAAATTGCAAAGGTAAAAGCGCAAAATGAAGAGGTTATTGAAGATAATGGAACAACTTTCCCAGATCTTAAAGCAGGTAATAAACCCGCTTTACCTCCAAGCGGGGTATCAGAAGACAACGCTGAAGAAACTGAAGCAGTCTCTGAGGCCGAACCAAAAGAGGCAACCGCAAGCGAAGACGCACCAACTAGCGATACAAGCGCTAAGTGATAAGTCTTTTATAAATGCTAACAAGTATAAGGAACAACAATTAAGGGCTGTGCGCGAAGGCGCACACCCTGACTTGATAGAATTTGAACGCAAAATGGTTAAAGCCTGTAAGGCGTATAATATACCCGTATTTGCAAGTGAAATGTGGCGAACTGCTGAAGAGCAAACAAACTTGTATAAACAAGGCGTCACATTAGCAAAGGCCAACAAAAGTCCACATCAATATGGGCTTGCTGTGGATATTATTCACAGTGTTAAAGGTTGGGATTTGCACGAAAAAGAATGGGCAATGCTCTATACCATTGGTATGGAAGTTGCCCGAAAAATGAATATCGACATTGAATGTGGATATGAATGGAAGTTTTACGACCCTGCACATTGGCAGATAAAAGGTTGGAAAACGCTAAAAACCGATGATGGGGAAATTTTATATTAACCCAACATCAGCCAAACCCCCCGTAGACGTCAAGGATCGGAGGGGGGTTTGGCGGAAACATATACTACTCTTGTCAGTATATGCATTTAGTGACTGGAAACGAGGCAACGAAGAAAAAACATGTGTATTTCACCAAATAACATAAGCGAAGTTGGCCTTGTTGCCTGTCACAAATGCTGGCAATGCAGGGAAAACAAAGTAAATGACTATGTTGGACGATGCATTGCCGAAAGTCACCATAGTGACGAAACATTAAGTATAACGTTGACATATGGAGACGGAGATACGCCAGAAAGCGCAACATTAGTTTATAAGCATTATCAGCTCTTTATGAAAAGCCTGAGAAACGAAGGCTATAAAGTACGATATATCGTAGCAGGTGAATATGGATCAACGAAGGGACGCGCACATTGGCACGCAATACTTTTTTTTAAAGTTAAAGTGCCAAAAAACATTGAATACGATAAGCGTATTCATTGGAAACATTGGTGGCATACTGAAACTAAAACACCAAGAGGAAATGTTTATATCGAAAAACCTT